AATTGAAAAAAAAAAGAAAAAAAAGAAATGAGAGATACAAAAGTATTAGAGCAATTTAAAAAACATACAGAAAAAAAACTAAAAGAAATGAAAATATTTAGATTGCTTAAAAAAGAAGTTGAAACAGGTGCTAATGGTACACAAGACTACATCATCAAACAAGGTCAGAATAAAGGAAAAAATGCCTATGAAGTTAAGCGAGGAAACAAAGGTTAGCACAGACCTTAAATCATTAATCGGAATTATATTTGGAGTTGCTGTTGGTGTATGGGCATATTTTGGTATTGTAGAAAAATTAAATAAACATTCTACTAGACTAGAACTTATGGAGTCTGATCTAGAAAAAAATACAGAATTTAGAATTAAATGGCCAAGAGGACAATTAGGTTCTTTACCTGCTGATAGTGAACAATTTATGTTGATCGAGGATTTATATAAACAAGTTGAAAAATTACAAAACACACAAGAAATGAATATGACCAATAAAGTTAATATTGAGTTTTTACAAAAACAAATGGAAAAAGCATTAATAGATATTGAAAAATTAAAAGACTCTAATAGAGAAATCAAATATACTAATGGTAATGGAGATTGGCCAAAATGATAGAAGCAGTAGTATCAACAGTTGTAGCACTTTGTATGTTTGTAGGTGGAGTTTTAACAGAACATAGAATTCAGCAATCAATGTCAGATTGTCTCAAAGGTAAAAGACTTGCAGAACGTGATAAAAGTAGTAATATCCAATACATGTGTGGTAAAGTTGAAGCAGAACTTGAAAAAAACATTGATGGCTCTTTGGCTATTAAAAAGATAATAGAACCTAAATGACGGAACACAACCAACAAATAGATTTTATATTATCAGCAAATAAGCAAAAGAGATTTGAGAATAAAAATAAAGGTGATGCTGATCTTGAAAAAAGAATAGAAACTTTAGAAAAAGAAACTGACACACTTAAAACTTGTATTGATCTTAAAGATGTAGAGATACAAAGATTAAATGCAGAAATAAAAAAATTAAAAGAGGAAGCACAGGATATGCTTTTATATCCGTAATTATGACAAAGGATTTATATATGATTAATTGGTTTTACAGTTTCCTCGTAAGAGTTTCATACAGATTAATATTTTGGGCATCAGAAAAAAAATCTAGACGAAAGCATAAAAAATGAAATTTGTGTTGGTTTGGCAATTATGCTCTTTATTGGGTAATACTTGCATTCCACCATACACAGATAGAGTTGAATACAAAACATACGTTGATTGTGCCATAGGTGGTGCAGAAAAAGTTATAGAAGTTGCAGAAAAAGATAAAAAAACATTTGACGAACAAAGATTAATGGTCAGATATTGGTGTAATGAAGATAACGCTGACAAACCCGCAACATAAAGTTTCATCAAGTAAAAAAAGATTTAGAGTTTTAGTATCAGGTCGTAGATTTGGTAAAACATATTTATGTATTACTGAAATGATGAAGTACGCATCTCAGGTAAAAAAAAATATATGGTATGTTGCACCAACATTTAAAATGGCTAGAGAAATCGTATGGTCTAAATTAAAAGAAATGCTTTATGATTTTAACTGGGTTCAAACAGTTAATGAGTCAAATTTACAAATAACAATTAAAAATTCTGGTAGCAAAATATCATTAAAAGGTTGTGAAAATTATGACTCACTTAGAGGAACAGGTTTAGATTTTTTAATATTAGATGAGTTTGCAGATATTGATGAAAAAGCATGGACAGAAGTTCTAAGAGCATCTGTTGCAGATACCCAAGGTGATGTACTTATGTGTGGTTCGCCTAAAGGTTTTGGTAATTGGGCTTATCGTATGTATTTAAAAGGCAAAGAAGATATAGAATGGGATAGTTTTCAATTTACTACTTTACAAGGTGGAATGGTATCAAAAGAAGAAATAGAACAAGCAAAACAAGACATAGACATTAGAACATTTAGACAAGAATTTGAAGGAACTTTTGAGAATTATGCTGGTGCTGTTTATTATAACTTTCATGCTATTGAAAATGTTAAAGAAAAAAAGATTGATTGGTCAAAACCATTACACATTGGGCTTGATTTTAACGTAGACCCTATGAGTGCATCTGTTGCTCAAATAGATAAAGATAAAATACATTTTGTTGACGAGATAGTAATTTATTCAAGTAATACTGACGAAATGGTAGAAGAAATTAGAAATAGATATGGTTCAAAACAAAAAATATTTGTTTATCCAGACCCAGCTTGTAGGCAAAGAAAAACATCTGCTGGTGGTAGAACAGATTTAACCATACTTCAAAACGCTGGTTTTAATGTAAAATGTAAATTAAAACATAGTCCAATTAGAGATCGTATCAATGCAGTTAACTCAAGACTTAAATCTGCTGACGGAAAGCGTTATATTTATGTTAGTCCTACTTGCAAAATTATGATAAAAGGATTACAAAGGCAGATATACAAAGAAAATACAAATATTCCTGATAAGGAAGAAGGCTTTGACCATATGAATGACTCAATAGGATATTTAGTTGAAATAGTAAAACCACTAATAGCTCAAACACTTCCTTACAAACCAAGTAGATGGACTCATAAATAATGGCATACTCTAGGGACGATATTTTAGATACACATAAAGATTACAAAGAAACTGTAAATCTATGGGAATATTATATTCGTAGTTTTAATGGTGGTTACGACTATATGGTTGGTCAATATTTAAACAGATACAATCTAGAATTAGACAACGAATTTAACCAAAGACTTGCTAATACTCCTTGTGATAATCATTGTAAAAATATTATTCAAATTTATTCATCATTTTTATTTAGAGTAAAAGCTAGTAGAGATTTTGGTGCTATGGCTGATGAACCAAGCCTTGAAAATTTTTTAAAAGATACAGATTTAGACGGAAATAGTTTTAATTCTGTAATGAAACAAGCACAAATATATTCATCTATTTATGGTCATTGTTTTTTAATATTAGATAAACCAAAAATTACAACAAACACAAGAGCAGAAGAATTAGAACAAGACATCAGACCTTATCTATCAATAATCACACCAGAAAATGTTTTAGATTGGAATTTTAAACGAGAGATCAATGGAAAATATAGTTTAGATTATTTAAAAGTTAGAGAAGAAGTTGATCGTAATGGTGGAACTTACATGAGGCTTTGGTACCCAGATAGAATTGATACAGTTTATATGGAAGACGAAAGAACAGAGCCTAGAATAATAGATACTGCCGATAATCTGATTGGCAAAATTCCAGCAGTAATTTTATACAATGCAAAGTCACATAAACGAGGCATTGGTCAATCAGACTTAGTTGATATTGCTGATTTACAAAAATCTATTTATAACGAATATTCCGAGATAGAACAATTAATAAGATTAACTAACCACCCGTCATTAGTAAAAACTCCAAGCGTTAATGCAAGTGCTGGCGCTGGCGCAGTTATTGAAATGCCAGATGAAATGGAACCAAATTTAAAACCTTATTTATTACAACCAAGTGGTCAAAATTTAGTAGCATTAATGGACTCAATTAGACACAAAGTTGATGCAATTAACAGAATAGCACATACAGGTGCGGTAAGAACTACTAAACAACAAGTATCATCTGGAATAGCTTTACAAACAGAATTTGAATTATTAAATGCAAGACTTTCAGAAAAAGCTGACAACCTACAAATAGCAGAAGAACAATTATTTAGAATATACGCTTTATTTCAAAATGCTACATTTGATGGAGAAATAAATTACCCAGATACATTTAACATTAGAGATTATGCGGCTGATCTAATTTATTTTCAACAAGCAAAAGCTATGAACTTAGACTCACCAACATTTGCTAAAGAAGTTGATAAAGAAATAGCAAGAGCAGTAGTTGATGATGATGAAAAATTAAATATGATATTTGATGAAATAGAACAGCAAAAAGAATTAGGTCAATTTACGCAAGAAGAAACACAAGAACCAGACCAAGAAGTAGAAGAAGAACAAGTTTAATGAATGGCCAATATAATAGAAGATTTTGCAAATTACAGAATTAGGCAAATAGAACTAGCTGAAGCGGACTACTACGAACAATTAATAAAAACACTAGACAAAATTGAAAGAGATGTAGTTGATCTTGTAAATAAAAATATACCACTAGATAATCAACAAAGATTATTTGAATTAAAATCTGCAATAGCTGTTCAACCTTTAATTAGACAAACTTTAGAAAAAGAATATTTAGCGTGGTCAGATAGAGTTGTAAGAGAGGGATTTACAAAACAAGCAAAAAGAATTGAAAAGGCTTTTAAAACTATTGGTAATATACCTGTCGAGTTTCAACAACTTACTGATTCTGATTTAATATTAATTCAAAATTTAAAAAGACAATCATTTTCACAATTTAAAGATATATCAAATACATTTACAAGAAATCTATCTCAAAAAGTGTACCAATATACACTTATAAATGCTGACCCTGTTGATTTAGAAAAAGAATTAAGACAAACAATAAATGGTATTTATGCTAGTGCAGATGATAGAGAAATTAATGCTTTGGTACAAAAAATCAAAGCAAATGAAATAAGATTAAGAAAACTTGATAGAAGAACAAGTTTTGCTAGAGAATTAAGGCGAAAATTAGACATAGATATTCAAACCTTGCAATCTAAATATGCAAGTGATAGAGCTGGTGAAAACATGAAGCGTTATGCTGGTCAATTACTAAATGATACTTTAAGGCAGTTTGATGCACAACTTAATTTAGCAAAAAGTAAAGATGCTGGTTTAACTTATGTAAAATATTTTGGTAGCATAATTCCAACTACCAGAAGACATTGTTCACTTATGAGGGCTGGTACTTATGATAAACGCCCAAGTGGACTATTTACGATTGATGAAGTCAAAAGATTATGGCGAAGTAAAAGTTGGTCTGGAAAACAATCAGGCGACCCGCTTATAGTTCGTGGTGGTTATAATTGTCGACATCAATGGAGTTTTGTCAATCCAGATTGGTATGACAAGACGGGCAATTTAATAATTGAATAAGGAGTAATATGTCGGAAGAAAACAAGGTTGTTGAACCTCAAAATCAACAAGAAGAAACTAAAGCACCAGAAGTAGAAAAAGCTAAAGAAATGGTGTTTACACAAGCACAACTTGATAACATTATAAAATCAAGATTAGATGCTGAACAAAAAAAACATCAAAGACAATTAGATGAAGTTAAAAAACAAGAAGAAGATGCTTTAAAAGAAAAACAACTTCAAGAAGCTAAAACAAAACAAGATTTAGAAAAATTAATGCAAGAACGATTAGCAGAAAAAGAAGCAGAAATTTCTAAATATAAAAATGAAATTAAAAAGGAAAGAGTAGATAATTCAATACTTTCTGTAGCTTCTAGAAATAAAGCTATATCGCCAAATCAAGTTGTTGCTCTTTTAAAAGAGAACGTAAGATTAACTGATGATAATAGAGTTGAGGTACTTGATAATAATAAAAATATTAGATATAACTCAAAAGGCGAACTCTTATCAGTTGAAGAACAGGTAAAAGAGTTTTTAGACGCAAACCCACATTTCCGTCAAGGGTCATTGTCTGGTTCAGGAAGCCAGAGTGCTGTCGAGGGTAAAACTGTAAAACCTTTTAACATTCAGGACTTGGATTTATCGAAACCAGAAGATCGTGCTAAATATTCAGAGTATCGAAAAAAGCGTGATGCTGGTGCGATAGAAATAAATTTAAACAAATAAACTTAATAGGATAATAAAATGGCTAACGAAACAACAAGTTCAACGCTCTCGGAATTATACACAGAGATCGTTGCAGAAGCTCAATTCGTTGCAACTGAACAATCTATCATGAGAAATCTTGTTAGAAATTATGCTATCACAGGTGGCGGTAAAGTGGTTGAAGTACCAATTTATTCAGCAGTATCTGCGGCAGCAGTTTCAGAAGCAACTGATTTATCAAACACAGCAATAGACCCATCTTCAGTTTCTATAACTGCATCAGAAGTTGGAATAATGACTACATTAACAGACCTTGGAAGAAATTCAGCTCCAAGAAATGTTGCGGCAGACATTGGAAGACTTTTTGGTGAAGCGATTGCTAAAAAACAAGACCAAGACCTTATCGGATTATTTGATAGTTTCTCGGTTACTTTAGGTGATGGTACAACTGCGATCAGTGCGGCATCAATATTTAATGTTGCTTCTACTTTAAGAGCAAACGCATTAAATCTAAATGATTGTGCTGTGGTGTTACACCCTAAAATTGCTTACGACTTAAAAGCAAATTTAACAAACACATTTGCTAATCCAAATGCTGGGGATCTTCAAAATGAAGCTATGAGAAGTGGCTTTGTTGGAAGTCTTGCTGGATTAAGAGTATTTGAAACTTCAAATATGTCTAATACAGGAACAGCTGGTGATTACAAAGGTGCGGCAATGCATAGAGATGCTTTAGCTTTAGCAGAAATGCAAGGGCTAAAAATTGAAACTCAAAGAGATGCTTCTCTAAGAGCAGATGAAATTGTTGCAACAGCAGTATACGGAGTTGGTGAAATACATGACTCTTATGGTGTTGAAATGCACTTTGACTCATCAATTCAATAATAATTGATTTACTTGTGGGGAGAAATCCCCACAGGTTTAAAGGAGTAAAATGATAAAATTAAAAGCACAAAATGAAATTTTAATAAAATTACAAAAAGGCAATAAAATCATTGAAAGACCATTAGTTAATTACACAGCAAATAAAAAAGTTTGGGAATTTAGAGGTTTTAAACCAGTTCAAGATGTAGTAAAAGATGAAAAGGTTGTTCAATTAAAACCTAAAAGAAGAAAAACAAGGAAGAAAAAAGATGAACCAATTAATACTGATGAAAGCTAGAAAATGGTCAAAATGGGTGTGGAGAAAAGCATATAATAACCCAATGTATTCAATACCATTATTATTAATTATTGCTTATTTAGTTTGGAAGTAATTTATGGCTAATTATACAGGTGCAGATGTAATAACAGCAAGTGATGTAACTAAATATCAACCAGACGCGTTTGGTTTTGGTATTGCTTCAACTGATACAGAAGCAGTTAATTTCTTTGCACAAACTACAAATGATATTTTAAGACAGTTAAGAATAGAATGGTGGCCTGTATATAAACAAAATATATTTACAGATATTACAGTTTTAAATACTGCTGAAATGGTAAATACAAAAGTTAATCTAGATCAATTTGAAAGAGCAGGTGTTTATTTATTTATCGGAAGATTTTTAGCACCAGCGTTATCAAAGTTTAGACCAGAAGCAGATAAAGATAGATTTGAAAGAATGGCAGAATATTATATGTCAGAATATAACAAAGAATGGAAATCAATACTTGAAGATGGTGTTGAATATGATGTTGACGCATCTGGAACTATTGTTGCCAACGAAAGAGAACCACTACACGGATTTAGAAGATTAACTAGATAATGGCATTAGATTTAAAAATCAAAACTAATGTTAAAAATGTTCAAGCTAGATATATAAAATTTGCAAGTAAATTTCCTCGTTTATTACAAAGAGGATTAGAACAAGCTGGTGTTCAATTAAAAGAAGCAATTTTATATAAAACAGATAGGGGAATAGATGTTAATAGAAATAACTTTCAAGCCTATTCACCAGAATATGCAAGTGCTAAAGGTAAATCTAGAGTAGACTTACAAGACACAAATAGAATGTTACAATCTATTGACTCAAGAGTAGTTAGTAGTAATAAAGTTCAATTATATTTTAGAAGTGGTAGAGAAGCCATGAAGGCATATTGGCATCAAACAGGCGCTGGTAATTTACCTGTAAGAAGATTTTTTGGCTATGATAAAAAATTAGAAAATGTTATACAACGACAGTTTGCAAATTATGTAAAAAAAGAAATTAGAAGATTAGGACTATGAGTGTAAGAGAAAATATAGCATCAAATATAGTTACAGTAATTGACGCAATATCTAGCCCAGATGTAAAAAAAGTTTCTAGACAACCTTTTCCGTTAGATGAACTTTCACAACAACAATATCCAGCTGTATTAGTTCAAACGATTGAAGAAACCAAAGAAGACTCAGAATTAGGTAGTAGTGCAAAAACAAGAATAAATATTTTAGAATTTGGTATTACAGGATATGTAAAAACTAACGAAGACAATATAGATACTGCTAGAAATAATTTAGCAAGTGCTATTGAAACAGCTTTAGAAAGTGATATTACTCGTTCTGGAAACGCATTAGATACAGAAGTTATATCTATTGAAACTGATGCTGGTACATTATTTCCTTATGGTGCAATTTTAATGACTGTAAGAGTAATGTATGAACATCAATCAGCAACACCATAGGAGAAAACATGGCAGATAAATCACTAGATAAATTAGAAATTAAAATAGAAAAGTTAGAAGAATTAGCAGATAAAATTTCAATGATATGTCAACAATCAAGAGAACTTGTAGAAAAACACAGAGAATATGACGATGGTATGGAAGATGATTTTGATGATGATGTAGATCAATACGAAGATGATATTGACGAAGAAGAAGATAAGTAGTAAAAAGCGTTATGGCTAAGGATATAAAATTATTTAAGAACGGACATGAAGTTATTATTAACGAAACTCAACTTGATAATTTTTTAAAACTTGGTTGGAAACAAGAAGAAGAAAATAAACCTAAACAGAAAAAGGATAAAAGCAAATGGCAACACATCACGGAAAAGAAGGAGTAGTCACTGCTGGTGGAACAGCTATTGGTGAACTTACTTCATTTACAATCGAAACAACAGGAGATGTCGTAGAAGATACAGAATTAGGAGATGCGGCAAAAACATTCTTAGCTGGAAGAACTTCATTTTCTGGTACATTAGAAATGCACTATGACGAAACTGATGCACAACAAGAAACACTAACAGCTGGAAGCTCTATATCATTTGTATTATTGCCAGAAGGTAATACATCAGGTGATCAAAGTTTTACAGGAACAGGTATTGTTACAGGTATGTCTATTAATAATGCTATGGACGCAGTTGTTTCAAGATCAGTTACTTTTCAAGGAACAGGAGCCTTAACTAAATCTACTGTATAATAATATATGTCAGTTATAGATAGAGTTAAATCTCACTTTGAAACTTTAAGTACAATTACTATTGAAGTAGAAGAATGGAAAGATGAACATGGAAATGCTTCTGTGTTTTATTCTGAACCCTTAACCCTTGAAGAAAAAAATATTATCTTTAAGAAATCAAACAACTTTCAAGACTTAACTGTATTAGTTGATTTATTAATAATGAAACTAATGGTTAAAGATGAAAAAGGTGATTTGCAAAAGGCTTTTAAACCAGAAGATAAATTTGCTTTAAGAAAAAAAGCAGATTCAAATATTATTGCTAATGTTGCCAATAAAATTCTTTTAGATACTACTTACGAGGAAGCAGAAAAAAAGTAGACAGCGACCCAGATATTAGGTCGCTAATAGTAGTTGCAGATAGGTTAAAAATCACAATACAAGAAGTCCTTGATATGCCTATGAGCCATTATAATCTTTGGTTAGCTTACTTGAAAAAAGAGCAAGATCAGTATAATACTGATAAGAAATTAGCAGAAGCGAAAAGGTTTAAAACTTAATGGCCACTCAAAAACTTAATATAGACATAGTAGCACGAGATCGTACCAAACAAGCCTTTGGTGGTATTAAAGGTGCGTTAGGTAGATTAAAAAGTTCTATATTTAGTGTTCAAAGTGCATTTGTTGGTTTAGGTGCTGGATTAGTTACTAGAAATTTAGTTAACACAGGAAAAAATTTAGAAAGTTTAAGAGTAAGATTAAAATTCTTACTTAAAGATGCAAACGAGGGCGCTAAAGCCTTTGAGAACATGACTAAATTTGCTTCTAAAGTTCCTTTTTCATTAGAAGAAATACAAGCTGGTTCTGGAATATTAGCTTCAGTAACGGATAATGCTGATGACTTACAAAATATGTTAGAAATAACAGGTAATGTTGCGGCAACAACAGGATTAGATTTTAGAACTGCGGCAGAACAAATACAAAGATCATTTTCTGCTGGTATAGGTGCGGCAGATTTATTTAGAGAAAAAGGTGTTAGAAATATGCTTGGCTTTAAAGCTGGGGCAGCAGTTTCTATTGAAGAAACAGTTCAAGCATTTGAAAGAGTATTTGGCAGAGATGGTAGATTTGGAAAAGCAACAGATGAATTAGCAAATACATTTGAGGGTACTCTCTCAATGATAGGCGATAAAATATTTAACTTTAAAAAAGTTTTACTTGAAGCTGGTTTTTTTGATGAATTAAAAAGACAATTTGGCGACCTTGATAAATTTTTAGAAGATAATGGAAAACAAATAGACGAACTTGCAAAAAAAATAGGAAAAGGTTTAGCAATATCATTTAAAGGTTTAGCAGATACTATTGTATTTTTAAAAGAAAATATTAATGGTGTTGTTGCAGTATTAAGTTCTTTAATAGCTTTAAAAGTTGCAACATTCTTTCATGGAGTTGCTACTGCTATTGCTGGCATGACAGTCGCTATGAACGGATTTAATGCGGCAACTAAAAGAAATATTATATTTGCAAGTATTACTGTTTTTGCTTCTGCAATGGGTTTCTTAATAACTAAATTTAAAGAATTTAAAAAAGAACTAGATACAGATTTACCAACATTTAAAGAATTAAATGAAGATATAGCAGAACTTGAAGCAAGATTATTAAGCACAGGAAGAGCTTCAAAATCAGTTATAAAAGATCAACTAGCATTTAAAAAATCACAACTTGAACAATTAGAAACTGAATCTGGTTTATTGCATCATCAAAATACTTCTCACATGAGAAAAAGACATTTACAACTTGGTATTTTAAAAGATGAAGAAAAAATAACTGAACAAACTAGAAAAACTTTTAATATATTTGAATCGCATCATAAATTAGTTAAAGCTGTTCAAGATGCTGAGAAAAAAAGAGCAGATAGACTTATAGGTAGTTCAAGAAATATTTTTGATGAACAACAAAAACTAGCAAAATTAGTAAAACCTCAAGAAGCTAAAAGTCCTTTCGCTGGATTTAAAGATGGTTTAAAATCTGAACTTGATGTTACAGTGTTTGATAGGTTTAAAGAAGCTGGTACTAAATCAATGCAATCTTTAAAAAGCAGTTTAACAGATTTTGTAATGACAGGAAAATTAAGTTTTAAAACATTAAAAGATTCAATTATAAGATCAATAGTAGAAGCATTAGTTGGTTCAGTTGTTACAGGTGCTATAAAAAAAGGAACAGAAATGTTTAAAATATCAGCTATACGAGAAGGATTAATTTCTGTTTACAAAGGCGCATTAAAAACTTTTGGCTCAATACCTTTTCCATTTAATATCGTTGCGGCAGGTGCTGCCATTGGTGCTGGAATGAAACTTGTAAATAAAATTAAAGGATTTGAAAAAGGTGGTGCTGTTGCAAAAGGACAACCTGTATTAGTTGGTGAACGTGGCCCAGAGTTATTTATGCCAAACCAAACTGGTCAAATTACACAATCTGCAAGAGGCGTTGGGGGTGAGGGAGTAAATGTTAATTTTAATATTAATACAGTAGATGCGTCTGGATTTGAAGATTTACTATTTAGATCAAGAGGTGCTATATCATCATTAATAAATCAAGCTGTAAATGAACAAGGTAGAGGTGCAGTAGTATAATGTCAGGTGCGTTTCCAATATCAAACTCTAAATTCTCAACTATGGGAATTAGATCATCACAAAATACAATTCTTTCATTAACAGATAGTGGAAAAAAATTATCAAGACAAATTGATGGGCAAAGATTTGGTTTTACTGCAAGAATTATTACCGCTAAACGATCTGATGTTTATGGAGAGTTAATGGGCTTTATAATGAAACAAAGATCAGGCAAAGAAAATTTTACAATAGTTCCACCAGAAGTAAAAGATGCTAGAGGTAGCGAAACAGGAACAGTATTAGTCAACGGCATACATTCTGCTGGAGATACTACTATTGCTATGGACGGGTTTGCTAGTGATACTGCTGGTGCTTTAAAAACAGGCGATTTTATAAAGTTTGCTAATCACTCAAAAGTTTATATGGTTGTTGCAGATGTGACTCCTAGTTCAAATTCGGCAACAGTTACAATAGAACCACCATTAGTATCTAGTCTAGCAGATAATGAGGCAGTTACTTATGACAGCGTACCATTTACAGTATATTTAACAAATGATGTTCAAGAATTTGGAACAGTAGGTGCAAACGCATCTGGAGATTTATTATATCAGTTTGAATTAGATGTTGAAGAAGCTCTTTAATGGCCAAAAAATATTTGATTAAACATTGGATTAATACTGATGTCACTGCTGAAAAAATAGTAGAAGCAGACGATCTAAGTTCTAGTGACGTTGAAAAACTTTACTACCCAGATGGTACATTTAGTTATAATATGGTAATAGGTAGCGAGAAAATAATAAGAACAACCTACGAGGAATATGACGAGAAGTTTAACGACAGCAGTAAAGAACCAACTAGCAACAAATGATATTAGACCCGTACACCTTATCACCATTGGTTTCTCTACTCCTGTTAATATTACTGACTGTTCTTTTTCGCTAACTTCTTCCGTATCAGGTTCATCAGTAACTTATGATGCTAGTGATTTTGTTTTAGATATATCTAGTTTTAACGAACAAACTGATCTTACAAAAGGTACAATCAACCTTACATTATCTGGTGCTAATACAACTTATATTGCAATAGTTCTAAATGAAAATGTTATTAATGATGATGTAACTATTTATAGAGGAATATTAGATAGCAACAATTCACTTATTGCTGACCCTATATTATTATACAAAGGTACAATAGAGGGATTTGATATTAATGAAAATAAAACAACAAGTTTAGTAAATTTAAAAGTCGTATCTCATTGGGCTGACTTTGATAAAAAAGCTGGTCGTCAAACAAATAACGAGTCACAAAGAAGATTTTTTAGTTCTGATATAGGAATGAGACATTCAGCTAAAATGGTGAAAGATTTAAAATGGGGTAAAGCATAATGCCTTTTGGATTTGTAAAAAAGATTGTAAGTACTGCTGTAAGCACAGTTAAAAACGTAGTTAAATCTGCTGTTAATGTTGTTCAAAAAGCTGTCTCTTGGTTACAACCATCATTTCCAACTTTTCCAGATAGTTCTTTTGGTGACTCACCAATGGACAGTTACGAAAAAGGTCTTTTAATAAATAAACAATCCAATGATGCAAATATTCCTGTTGTTTATGGTGAAAGATTATTAGGTGGAACTAGAGTTTTTGTTTCTACAGGTGGAAGTTCAAATAAATATTTATATTTTGCACTTGTTTTATCAGAGGGAGAAATAAATTCAGTTGAACAAATATATGTCAATGACAGATTAATAAGTTGGGACGGGGCATTAACTCATGGAACAGTTAGAAGCACATCATCTGGAATAAAGAATTATTATGTGTTTGGAACTTATGGAAGTTTTTCTTTATTAAAAGCACAATGTTTTATGGGTAAAGATGACCAAGTAGCATCATCATTATTATCAGAAGCATCAGGTTGGAATTCTAGCCACAGATTAAGAGGAATTTCTTATATTGCTTTTAGATGTCAATATAGAAATGGTTATTGGGAAGAAGGCATACCAAGAATTAAAGTTAAGATTAAAGGTAAAAAAGTTAAAACCTACAATTCAAGTTTAGTAGAACAAACAGCATCTTATCAGACCAATCCATCATGGTGTATATTAGATTATTTAACAAATGAAAGATACGGAAAAGGATTAGCAACAACAGATATTGATTTACAAAGTTTTTATGATGCGTCAGTTGTTTGTGAAACACAAGTCACACCATATTCTGGTGGAAGTGATATTAATATTTTTGATACTAATTACGCTTTAGATACAGGAAGAAAAATTATAGAAAATTTACGAGAAATGATAAAAGGGTGCAGAGGTTATCTACCTTTTACACAAGGAAAATATAAATTAATTATTGAGACAACAGGCACAGGTTCAATCACTTTAACAGAAGATAATATTTTAGATGGATATGTATTGTCAAGTCCAGACAAAAATTCAAGATATAATAGAGTTATAGTTTCTTTCATAAATAAAAATAAAGATTTTCAAGCAGATCAAATAGAATGGCCACCAAGAGATGATAGTGGATTACCAAGTGCTGAACAATTTGCAAATATGAAAACAGAAGATGGAAATGTTTTATTAGAATTTAAAACAGATTTTCCAAGTATTACATCTGTTTATCAAGCACAAGAAATGGCAGAAATTATTTTAAGAAGGTCAAGAGAAGCATTAGCATTACAAGTTACAACAGATTTAACAGCTTATGATTTAGCGATTGGTGATATTGTAAATATAACTCACGCATCATTAGGATTTAGTGCAAAACCTTTTAGAGTATTGGCCATGACTTTTAATGAAGATTACACAGTATCATTAAATTTAGTCGAGCATCAAAATACACATTACACATGGGCATCTAAAGATGAAGAAGAAGCAGAACCAACAACAAACTTACCTGACCCATTTGAAAGCACGATAGATTTAACAGAAGTTTCTGGTCTTATGACATTATCAGATACTATTGTTGAATATAATGATGGTGTAATAATAACAAAACTATTAATAGATTTATTGCCTTTAAACCAATCATTTACAATCGACCCAGAAACAGGATTACCAACCGACCCACCAGATAGTTTCTATGATTATTTTGAAGTAGAAATATCAGAAGATGGAATAAGCTTTTCATTAGTAGGTAGAGGAGATCAAACAAGGTTTGAAGTTCTAAATGTCAAAGATGATGTTACTTATACTGTTAGAGTTAGATATGTTAACACAGTTGGTGAATTATCAGAATATTTAACACAAACCCATTTAGTAGTTGGTCAATCTGCATCACCAAGTAATGTTCAAAACTTTTCTATAAATGTTGTCGGAGATCAAGCTGTATTATCATGGGACGCTGTAACTGACCTCGATCTCGCTTACTATGTAATTAAACATAGTTCAAGTACAACAGGTGCTACTTGGATTAATTCTAAAAATATAATTAATAAAATTGCAAGACCAGCAACTACTGCAACAGTACCTTTCCAGACAGGAACTTACTTAATCAAAGCAGAAGACAAAAGAGGAAACCAATCTATTAAAGAAACATTAATTGTATCAAATATTTCAAGCGTAAATTATGTTTTTGAAACTACAATAAATGAACACACAGCATTTTCTGGCACAAAATCAAATATAGAGGTAGTTGTAAAAGACTCTGTAAATCATATTGGTTTAACAGCAACAGGAACTTTAGGTGACCCAAATTCATCTGTACCTAGTTCTGGTACTTATGACTTTGCAAATACAATTACACTACCAGCTAAATTTAAAACAAAATTTGACTCGACAGTTGTTCAAACTATTGAGAATGTAGCTGAATATATTGATACTGGTAGACCAGATAGTTCAACTTTAATAGATGACGGAACACCAGACCCTTTTGATGGTAGAACTGCACAAAATAGTAACACAACATTACAGATTTCAACAAGTGATGATAATGTAACTTTTAGTGCATATCAGAATTTTACAACAGGTGAATTTGAGGGAAGATATTTTAAATTTAGAGCATTACTAACATCAGCAGATCAAGACAGTAGAACTTTAGTAAATACTTTATCTGTAACTGCTAGTCTTCCAGAGAGAACTGAAAGCGGTGCAGATATATCAAGTGGTACAGGTGGAAAAACAATTACATTTAATAACGCATTTAGATTAAACCCAGCAATTACAATTAGTGGTCAAAATATGGCAACAGGAGACTACTTTACAATTACAAGTAAAAGTACCTCTGCATTTACTATTGAATTTTTTGATAGTTCGAATATAAGCGTTAATAGAACATTTGATTACCAAGCAAAAGGAGTTGGTCAAGTAATACCATAATTATGTCACAAGTAACACAAATAGCAGTAGATAACCAAACATTCGCAACATTTAGAACTACTTTGAATGATAGTTTAAACGCATTAAATACAGGTCATTTAGGTTCATCAAGACCTAGTTCTGCTGTTGCTGGAACAATCTGGCTAGACAATTCTGCAACAAATACTATCGCTATGAAACTATTTGACGGAACAGATGATTTAGAATTATTTTCAATTAATACATCAACCAATGCTATAACACTTCCAAGTGGCGTTTCTATTACAGAAGTTGACCCAAGTGCTATACCATTTGCAATCGCTTTAGGGAGTTAATAATGGCAAACAATTTTAATGATGCACAAGTAAGTTTATCAGATGCAACTTTAACAGATATTTACACAGCAACAAATAAATCACTTGTTATTGCTGGAACTATTTCAAATACAGGTGGAACTGCAATAAATGTAAGTTTAAAAAAATACGATAATTCAGCAAGTGCTGGTAAGTTTGTGTTTTCTTCAATTCCACTTCCTGTAGGTTCTTCAATCGAACTTCCAAAAGTGGTTTTACAAACAAGTGATAAAATTCAAGCACAATCAGATGATGCTTCAGGTAATGCTGATGTTCATTTACAACTTTTAACAGATGTTACATAATGAGTTATATTGGTACAAAACCAGCAGATGCTGTTTTAAGAACACAAGATATTTCAGATGGTATTGTTACAACTGATAAATTAGCAGATAATTCTGTAACAACAGCAAAAACATCTTTTCAAGACGCACCTTTCAGAAACATCATCATCAATGGTGACATGAGCATAGCACAAAGAGGAACTTCAACATCTTCTATTACAGGAAGCGCTTATCATACAGTAGATAGATTTAAAACAATCATCACTACTTTAGGAACTTGGACACAATCACAATCAACTGATGTACCAACTGCTCAAGGTTTTTCTAAGTCTTTAAAAATGGATTGTACGACTGCTGATGCTAGTCCAGCAAGTGGAGATAGCTTAAGAATTACTACACATCTTGAAGGTCAAAATTTACAGTATTTAAAAAAAGGAACTTCATCTGCTGAAAGTTTAACAATGTCATTTTGGGTTAAATCTAATAAAACAGGAACTTACATTTTAGAACTTTACGATTTAGATAACACTAGACAAATTTCAAAATCTTACACAATAGATAGTGCATCAACTTGGGAAAAGAAAACTATAACTATTGATGGAGATACATCTGGTGCTTTTGATAATGATAATAATTTAAGTTTAATTGTTGGCTGGTTTTTAGGTGCTGGAAGTGATTTTACATCTGGAACTTTAAATACATCTTGGAACTCTGCAACAAATTCAAACAGAGCAGTAGGTCAAGTAAACCTTGCAGATAGCACATCAAATGAATGGTACATTACAGGCGTACAATTAGAAGCTGGAACAACTGCATCTGATTTTGAGTTCTTGCCACATGATGTGAATTTTAATAGATGTAAAAGATACTATCAACAAGTTGGACAAACACCTGATAATATAGATGAATCAAATAAAGGTATTATTGGTCAGATGTGGACTAATGCTCAATTACTACCTACTTATGTATTATCTCCAAATATGAGAACTTCTCCAAGCCATGCTGTAAGCACATCGGCAATAGGCACAGTTTATTCAAATGGTGCAGGTCTCACAATAAATTCTGTTCAATTTAACTCCTCATCACCAACTCATTTTCAACCAGGATTAAATTTAGCGTCTACTGGAACTCAAGGATATGCTGGTCATGCTGATTTAAATAACGGATATATTTTATTAAGTGCGGAGTTATAATTATGATTACAAATGTTGAAAAAATTTACAATGTATTAAACGAACATAATGGTTTTAAAATAACTTTATCTGATGGTAAAGAATGGTCAGTACCACTAGACGAAGCAAACACAGATTACCAAGCAATACAAGAATGGATAGCAGATGGTGGAACTGTTATTGATAATGGAGGTGGTGAGTAATGGCTTATCTTGGACGTAATTTAGCAAACTTATCAGATAGAGTAGTGCTTGATAGC